CCCACCCACCGCGCCACCGTAGCCCTCGGCTTTTTCATCCTTGGTTTTCGCATGCTGATAGGTGTCCGCTATTTTCAGGCCGCTACCGATCAGGGCCAGAGGCCCGAGGCGTTTCGCCACGGTGAGTCCCCTGGACACCGCGCCACCGATGGGCAACTTGCCCTTGCGGCGCTTGCCGAGTCCATCCTCCAACCCGCCACCGACGTCGTCGGGGTTGGTGACAAACACTCGCTGCACGATGTCGGACTTGCCGCCCACCGAACCGCGCGCGAGGTTGACCAGCCCCCGACCGATCTTCAGCGCAGCCCAGGCCTTGCCCAGCACCAACGCTCCGGCAGCGAGTGCCGCCAGGCCCAGCACCGCCTTGGGTGTTTCCTCGGACAAGGCGGTCAAACCACGCGCTGCTGCCCCAATCCCGGTGGCCAGCGCATCCGTCGCCGGACGCAAGGCATCCCCGATGGCCCGCAGCGAATCGTTGAACGCCTGACCGGTTTCAGCCCAACGCTGTGACGAGCCTTCCCGCCGCTCGCGCAAGTTTTTGTCGAGAATGTCCTTGCGTTGGCCGTTGGGGTCCGAGGCATCCCTTTTCAGGTCCGCGTAGAGTTTCTTGTTCTGCGTGTACGCCATCAACGCGGTTTTGACCTGCATATCGGCAAACACGTCGCCAGTACGCAGGGTCGCGGCCAGGGCATCGGCCATCACCTGTGCCTTGGCCGGGTCCGTCTCCTGGCTGATTTTGGTCAGGCCCTGATCCATCTGTTTGGCCTTCTTCGGGTCGGTCTTTTCCACGTACCGGCGGGCCAGTTCGAAACTGGCTTCAAAGGTCGACAGGCCCTTGCCAATGGCGGCGTTCATCGAGCCCTGATAGTCGATCCCGGCATCGGCATAACCTTTGACCGTTTCCCCTGAACCGATTTTCGCGACCCAGTTTTTCAGGTTGTTCGCTGCCTCATCGGCGCTGCCGGCACTCTTGATTTGCACCTGCAGCATGGCGCCCAGTTGGGTGACCGCGTCCTGCCCGGTGATACCGCTGCTGGCCATCTGCGCCAACAGTTCCGGAAACCACTTGGCCATGTCGGCCGCTTCGAAGCTGCCTTGCTGGCCGAGCAGTGCGACCGACGCCAGGGCCTGTTCCACTTTTTTCGGGTCGGAGATCTTAGCGTTGTTCTGCATCGCCAAAATCATTTTTGCCGTGTCGGTGCCCGACGCGCCCTGCCCGACTGCAAACTTCGCCGCCACCGGGGCGTACTTCAGCGCTTCAGTCAGATCCATCCCGCCGCCAACCAGTTGGTTTACCAGCTCGGCCACCTGGGTGTTGGCCATGCCGGTGTCTTTTGAGGTCTGAACGATGTCGCGGGCGGTGTTCATTTCCTGCTGGGTGTTGGCGGTACCGGACTTGATCGCGATGTCACGAATGATCGCCTGAAAGTCCGCGCTGATTTTGGTCGGCACGGCCGCCAAGGTGGTACCGGCCACCGCCGTGCCGAATCCGCTGCGCAGGCTCTCCCGCCCCTCTTCCAACTGCCCCATCCCTTTGGCCTTGAACTCGGCACTGCGCACCACCTTGCCCAGCGCTAGGTACTCCTGACGCAGGCGTCCGACCTCGACACCCTGCTTGCGCAGGCTGTTGGTGTTGGTTTCCAGTTTGCGTAGCAAGGCATCGGCGTTGGCCGCCCCACTGTCGTGGGCTCTTTTCCATTCATCGCGCAGACGCATGGTCTCGCCGATGACTTTCTGCAAACCCTTGGCGCGGGTGGTTTGCGCCTCGAGCTTTTTCATTTCGCCGCTGACGTTCTTGAAGGCGGCGCCGAGGGAGGAATCGACGGCACCGCCAATCACCAGCCCGAGCGAGAGTTTGTTCGCCATGCAGGTTACCTGTGTGCGACGGGATTAGGCTCAGTCCGTGAGCCACCAAACCATCTCGGAAAACGACAACCCCTGAATCTCGGCCGCTGAAAAGTTCAGCTCGATGGCCAAGCGTTTGGCCAGGGCCTTTTGCAGTGCGGAGTTAAACCCCGTCATCTGCTCCCAGACGAAAATAAGCGGTCTGCAAACGACGGTAATCGCGCATCAGCAGCCCCTCCAGATCCGCACGGCCGATGCTCGCCAAGCTGCAGAACAAGACCATTTCCTGCTCTTCTTCGTTGCTACCGCCCTGCAGGGTGGCGGCGCGCATTTCGCGCACCGTCGGTTCGCGCAGGGTCAGTTTGTCGACCTGAATACCGTTGGCCTGGCTCGCCCGGGACAGGGTCACGGTGGCGATGCCGCTGCCCAGTTGCAGCCACTTCGGCAGGACGTTGTCTTTCGAATTGCTCATGGTGTTACTCCTTACATGCCCAGGGCAGACCGCACGGCGGCCAGTTGATCGGTGCCATCGATGACGCGGATCGAGTTGAGGGGATCGATTTCAAACATCACGCTGCCGTCGATCTCCAGCTTGTAATAGGTCACCGCAACGGCGTACTTGAACTCGCCCTTTTCGCCCGGCTTCCAGTCCCCCGGATCGACTTCCTTGAGGCTGCCACGCAGGGTGGCGATCACCGCCTTGACCGAACCTTTCTGGCCCTTGAAGGCTCCGCGGAACGAGGCGTTGAACGCGGTCAGATCAGCCTGACCAAAAAACTTCAGCACCTCGCGGCGCACGCCATTGGTAATGAAGCTGGCCTCCAGTTTTTCGGTGCCCATGTCGATCTCGACCGGCGCATCCATGCCGCCCGCGCGGTATTCGTCAGTCTTGAGGGTCAACTTGGGCAGGGTCAGGCTCGGCACGTCGCCTTGCAGGCTGATGCCGTCCACGAACAGGTTGGTGTTGTAGAGCACTTCAGGAATCATAAAACGGCCTCCTTAGGCAGCGGTGTCCAGCACTTCAGTGATCCACTGATCGGTCACCTCCACGCGGAAGTTCGGGTTTTCAGCCGGCGGCACATCGGTGAACCGGATGTTCCAGTACACCTTGCCGTCGCTGAGTTCGCTGGAGGTGTTCAGCTCTTCGTCGGCATAGACCTCAAAGTTGATGATCGCGCCCTGATTCTTCAGGTCGCGCATGAACGCCTGCAGGCCTTCGGTCACGTCCTTGACGTAGGTCGCAGTGATCGAGCGGTCGACGGCCCACTTGTGCGCGTAGAGGATGGCGTCCATGACGATATCCAACGTGCGCACGCGGGTGACGAACTTCCATTTCGGGTCACTGGACAGTGTGCGGTTGCCCCACAGGCGATAGCCGTCATCACGAATGATCGTGGTGATGTTCGCGTTGTTCAGCACGTTGGCCCGGCAGGAGGGATCACCATCAAGAAACTCAATTGGCCGCGTGGTGCCGGTGATGCCGACAAACTCCTTGTTCGACGGAGAGGCCCAGAAACCGTAGGTGGCATCGGTCCAGGCAAACAGGCCGGCGGTCCAGGCCGACGCCGGCGCGTTGACCGTGGCACTGATTCCGGTGTCCCAGAACTGCACGCCCGGATCGACCATGTAGGCGTGTTTGCTGCCGAAGTTGCCGGCGTATTCGATGGCGGCTTCGTCGGTGGTGTTCGGCCCGTCGAGGATGGCCATGGCCCGCATCTTGTCACCCAGCGCCACCAGCTCAGTCGCCACCACCAGCGTCGCCGAATACCCCGGAGTCACAAGCAACCGTGGCTGGGCGTTGAACTTGCTTTTGCCGTTGAGTAACGCCTGCATGCCGGTACGGCTACCGTCGGCCCAAACGCCACCGATGATCGCGGACAGCTGCTCGGCCGGGTCGTCCAATAGCGGCACACCGACAGCGACAATCACCGTCTTCGACCGCTTGAAAATGGCCTTGCAGTCCTGGGTGATCGCCGCATCCGGCCCCCAGGCGGCGACCGCTTCGCTCTCGCGGGTGATCAGCAGCAATTCGTTGGCCGCTGCGGTTGCCGGCGGCCCCACGGTGAAGGTGTTGCACAGGCCAATGATTGACGCGGACGGGGTGGCGATATGCCGGGCGCCGGTGTCCACCAGGGTCACGGTGACGCCGTGAAAGAAACTCATAGAGTGATGCTCCAGAAACGAAAAAGCCCCGCATAAGCGAGGCCGTAGGGATGTGCAGTGACGTGCAGCATGGAAAAGAAAACGCCCCGGCAATGCGGGGCGTCAGGACGCGGTGCTGGTCAGACCGTCCGGCTTTAACGGCCGTTTATCACTGGCTGGAAAGTCTGGCGAAAGAGGCCAGGCCCGCAGTTCATTGCGGTAGGTGCGCCAGGCAGATTCCGTGCTGAGCGCAGCCGGGTCAGCATCCAGATGCTTGTCGATCTCTCGGCCCGCCCAGTGCAGTTCATTTTCGATCCACGATCGTTCTCGCCGGCTCTGTAGCGCCAGATCGAGCGCGGCATCTAATACCCAGTCGAGACCATCCCAAATATAGGCCGAACTCGGTCGCGGCAAGGTCGTCAGCTCGGCCGGTAACTCGCCCGGCATCGAGTGCGTCACCTCGGCACCATCGGTGGTGCGGAAAACCACGCCACGATAGTCAGGCACCACGCCCCACGCATTCTGTTGCCTGACGACCACCTGCTGCTCCGGGGCTTCAGGCGGCGCCTCCAGCGTTGCGCCAGCCGGTAGACCGCAGCCGCGACTCACATAGATGTCGTGCTGTCCGAGGTATTCACCAGTGGTTTCGTTGAAGGTGTAAACGTCGATCCACCCACTCTCATCAAAAAAGCCATTCACTAAAGTAGTCATCAATACATCCTGCAGATGTAGTTGTAAGCCACGTTACGCATACGGGTTTCCGTACTCACACGGGCAACCGCCGATGGATTGAAAGTTACAGACATGTTGCCCGTTGTACTGACTCGTGGTGCAGCGGGTATATCACTCGTCATGTAACCCGTAGCCGTAAATACGCCGGTCGCGGTATTCACCAGCAACATCGAATCATCGTCCTGTAGCCTGAGTTCACCCGTCATGTTTTGTAGCGTGTCGAGTTGAAGGCTCAACACGGCACGCCCAGAGTCGGGGTCGATTCCGCGCCCGCCATCCAGACCACGAATCGACTCGGCGCGCATGTCTGGCAGGAAGCCGCTGGGATACACGGCTGCCAATGCCGGGTACCACTCGACATTGAACGGCTGCCCCCCCATCAAAACGCATTTGTCGGGTGGCGTAGCGGTTGGCCATGGAAACGGCACGCCGACAGGAAGCGAGAATATGGCAGCAGGATCAAAATTGCTTTCGGTCCAGATCCCCCCGAAATCCTGCGCATCAACCTGTATTTTTATTTTGCCCGAGGCGTTTTCATAGCCAATGTAGATTTTATTGGCGTCCTGACCCGCCACCCCACCTTGCTGCACGGGAGTGAAACCCAGTGCCGCCTGGTACGCACCAGGGTTGAAGTTACTCGTGTTCCAACCCGTTACCCACTCACTGAATTCATATCCCTCTGGGGTCTGAACTGCGCCTCGGGTATAGGTTGTACCGGAGTTATAGCTGGTGATTTGTTGCCAGAGGGTGTCTTGACTGACTGCAACCAGCATGGGGGAGAATTGACCGCCGGCAGGCATGTTCAGGCTGGTGTTCACCCGGTAAATGCCCACGGTGGTGATTGTGTTTAGATCAGTGCCGTCGGGAAGGACAATCCCCCCGTGACCGATGCCATAAGCACCCGTGAGCAATACATGACTTGGGGTGTCATCTTGGGGAGAGGTTTGTTTAACCAGATTGGTTGAGTCCCAGATGCTTTCCCATTCGCCCCAAACACCGGCAGTCAAGGCCCGGCGGTGTAGGGTGTGGTCGGCATTCCCATAAATCTCCTGGAAGGCGTATTGACCTGGTGTAATCGCCGAGACGCGAACCCAACCCTCATAGATCCCGCCTCCAGGCCCTCCTATGCCATTGCTGATGAAATAGAGGGCCGTTTCCGCGTTCAAGCCACCGATGTCAACATCACTGACCGCATAGGCGGGCCCGCCCCAGCCGAACGCTCCGACCTTCATCAGCGCATCAGGCGTTGGATCGTGGAGATAGGTTTGAGCATCAGCGGTCGCGGCGGTGCCCAGCCCGAGGTTATTCCGGGCCTCGACCACATCCGCGACATCGGCCAGGTTTTCGCTGGCCGCCAGGGCGTCGGTGATGCCGTAGCCGTCCAGGGTGGTCGGGTTGGTGCCAGCGATCACACGCCCAAGGGCATCGACGGTGACACTGCGAAACGTGCCCACACCGCCCCCACTGCCGCCTGCGATCATTTCAAACTGCAAACCGGTGGTGCCGAGGGTGATCGGCGCATCGGTGACCAACTGCCAGAGGCTGTCGCCGTTGGTCGTGCCCTCCTCGACGTGGATAAACAACCCCGGGGTCACTTCCAGGCTGTTGTCGGCATCGGCGGCCCGCGTCCAGCCTTCGGCGCTGACGACATAGAGGCCATTCTCTTGGGGCAGCGCCTGGGCGGTCACCAGCACGCGATCACCGGCGACCACGGCCACGTCATCGATGGTCTGCACATTGCTCAGGGCAATGGCGGCGGTCGCCGCCACCCGCGCTGACTGTTTGTGATCCAGCTTGGCCAGCGCTTCGCTGATCGCCAGGTCGACGTATTCACGCGTGGCCAGCACCACCGCCGGGTCGATCTTCAGCACGATGTTCGCCGAGCTGCTGACGATGAAGTTCATCCGCACGACCTGGGTCTTGCCACTGCCTTGGTCCAGCAACGGTTTGTAGCTCGGCGCGCAGTTGGCCACCGCCACCAGGTCGCCGTCGACATCGTACAGGCCGATCTCGCGAATCCACTCACCGCCCACTTCCGGCGGAATGATCTGCTCGGTGATCACCGTGTTGGGGTTGGCCGGATCGACGCGGATCTGGTTGATCGGCGCCCGGCGCCATTCGTTGATCAACTGGGTCTGCAGGCGATCGGGAATCGGGTCGGTGCCGTTGGCATCGCCCAAGCCCATCTCGGTGAACATCCATTCCAGGCCCATGGCGATGGCATTGGCGTGTTTGGCTTCGCCGACTGCCGTGAGAATGGCAAAAAACTGACTGGTCTTATCAATCATAGGGATAAACGTCCAAAGTATCGGTTTCATCGACGCAGAGCGCCGGGCAAAAAGTGCCGGTCACGTCGATGTCTTGCGGGGCCGGGGGGTACACGTCGATCTCCTCACCCTCTTGCACGCACACGGCAATGCCCAACACCCCCTCGGTCTGCAGACTGAGCGCCAGGTTGGTCATGTGCCGGCTGACCGGGCGGGCGTCGTCGATCAACCATGCCAGTTCCTCGTACAGTTCTTCGGTGATGCCGGCGTCATTCAGGCCGACCTCCAGAGCGAAGGTGCCGGGCACGCCTTCCGGCACGGTGTCGAACCATTCCACGACGTCGATCAGGTAGCCCAAGGGCTCGACCACCCGACGCAGCGCCCCGATGGTGCCTTTGCGCGCGTGCACGTCGTACGCCGAACGGATTGCCGTGCGCTTGGCCTCCTGGGTCCAGTTGTTGTTCCAGCGGTCCACCGACCAGGCCGAGGCCAGGTACGGCAACAGGTGTTCAGGGCAGGTGTCGGCGTTGTACAAACTGCGCAGTGGAATCAGCGTGTTTTCGTAGTTGGCCGCTTCCACGGCCAACTCCAGCGGCGTGCTGTTGAGGGGTAGCTGACTGCTCATGTCAGACTGGCTCCCAGCACCACGCTGTAGCCCGTGCAGTACGCCGCCTCGGCCTTGCTCGGCCTGATGTCGGTCCAGTCCAGCAGCTCGACCCGGGCGATGCCGGGAACGTGCAGTTGCGCATCGACGCCTGAACGCGCCACTTCCAGCCCCAGGCGACGACGCGGGTTGATCCACTCGCTCAGGCGTTTCTGGCTTTCGGCTAGATAGGCTTCGTTTTCCGGCCCCGGTGCCTGCGGGTACAGCACTGCTTCAATGTGGTAATCGATCACCACGGCGCTTTGCACCGTGAGCCGATCGGCCACCGGCCGCACGTCCTCGTCATTGAGGTGCAGCCGGACCTCTTCCAGCAGTTCTGGCGAGGCCGCGCCGCTGCCTTCCAGGCTGAGCACGGTGACCACCACCACGGCCGGTGACGGACTTTCCGCCGTGGCATCGGCCACCAGGCCCGAGGCGTTGCGCGCGTGCAGGATGTAGCTGTTGCGCGGCCCCGCCGTGGTCAGCCCCTCATATGACAGCTGCACCCGCTCGCGCAGGGCATCGTCCTCTTCGAACACCTGCGGCGTCGGCGGCACCGTGCTCGGATCTCCGGCCTGAATCACCAGGCGTTGCAGGTTGACGTTGGCGGCCAGGTGATCGAGGTCGGCCCGCTCGGCATGGGCCAACAGCAAGGCCTTGCCCGCGTCGTTGACCCGCGCCCGGTTCTGCAAAGCGCCATACGCGGCCTGCTCGATCAGCTTGAGCACCGGGTCGCTTTCCAGCTCCGCGCTCCAGTTGTCGCCCATGCTCAGGCGGAAGGCTTCCAGCTTCTCCTGGTAGACCACCTCAAAGTCGAGGTCTTCCAGCACTTGCGGCGGCGGCAGGGCCGCCAGTTCCATGGTCATGCGGACACCTCCAAAGTCACGTCGCTGCCCAGGTACTGCCCGGTCAGCTCAAAGGTGATACGCCCGTCGAGGATGGCCACGGCGCGCACCCGGCCCAGTTTCAGGCGTGGTTCCCAACGCCCGAGTGTGCTGGCTACCTCCGCCTGCACGGCACTTTTCCAGCCGTCATTGACCGGCAGGTCGACAAAGCGCCGCAGCTTGCTGCCGTACTCCGGGCGCATGCGCCGGCTGCCCAAGGGCGTCGACAAGATGTCCTCGATGGACTGGCGCAGGTGATCGAGGCCGGAAATCAGCTGGCCGGTGCGGCGATCCAGTCCGATCATCCCGATCATTGGATCAGCCCTCGACCGCGACAAAATCCTTGCGGCCCTGCAAATACTCGAGCGCGACCGTGTCCTCCGAGGCCACCGCAACCTGGCCCTTGTCCACTTTCAAGGTGCGCCCGGCCTCCAGCAGAACCAGCACCCGCGAGGTATACAGCGTGTCGCGGAAGGTACAGAGCGCGGCCGGCGTGGCCGGGATCGGCTCATCGCTGGCTACCGATACGTCCTTGGTTTTACTCGTCATGCTTTTTCTCCAGACATGAAAAAGCCCGCACGCGGCGGGCTGAAGGTGAATGTTCACTCAATGCGAGTGGTTGCTGCTGTTGCCCCCGGCATCCATGATCGTGCCGGCGCCGCTGATGTCGCCGGACACGCTTAGCGCACCATCGATGCTCACCTCACCCACCAGGGTGATCTGGCTGGCCGTCACCCGAACTTGATCCGGTGTCACTTCAAACTGCGAGCCACCGACCGTGATGGTCGCGCGGCTGCCATTGGGCAGGTCAATGCTGTAACTGCCGGCCTGCCAGTCGTAGACCAGCGAGCCGCCATCGTCGAAGTACCAGGCCTCGACGTGATCGCGGTTGTCCGGCGGCGTTCCGGCGTTGCCATACAGCCCCGGGATAAAGGTGCCCAGGGTCGGATCACCGCTGGGGCTGAACAATGCGCCCTGCTCCCCCGGACTCGGCGCCCGCCAGTGACGGGCCTTGCCGGCGGCCAGGCTGTGCCAGCGCACCCAGGCACTGACCCAGGTACCGGCCTTGACCCGCACCCGGCCGGCCATCAGATCGATGCCGACCACCACACAAGGCAGCAGCATTGCCGCAATCATCCGGTCGTGTTCAGCGCTGGCGTATCCCATGCCAGATCCTCCGGCTGAAAGTAGTGATCTTCATTGCCGGTACCGGTGCAGCCGTCGACGTTCAGGTACAGCGTGCCCGGAGGTTCGACCGGCCACAGCCACTCGACTTCGCCGAGATAGATCTGCTGAGTCCACTCCACCATCCACACGGTGTAACCATCCAGTTCCGGCTTGGTCCAGTCCTGGCGCGAGGCGACGAACTGCGCCTGTTCGACGTTATCCAGCCCCCAAGTCTGCGCTCGCAATAGCACCGCGATCTGTGCCGCCAACTGGGCGCCCAGTTGCTGATGACGGGCTAACTCAGGCGCGACAATGACCCGCGCTTCAAAGCGCTGAACGAGTACCGTTTCACCGGTACCGATGTCCTGCCCGGGTTCAAACTCCACCGGTTCCAGGAACACCGCCGGCAGCGCCACCCGATCCTGAATGTCCGGACAGGTCGCGACAAATCGCACCGTCGGCAACGCTTGGCGGAGGTGTTCTTCGATGGCAGCGTACAACGCATCCAGCGAAAAGGCAGGATCAGACACGGGTGCTCCCCTTCAGGTATTTATGCAGTTCAAAGTTCATCTCTTGCTTGAACACGACCAGCAGACGCTCGTCGGCCTTGTTGGCCCAGGTGTAAAACGGACCTTCAACGTCTTCGAGCGAGACCTTGGCCTTGGCCAGTGGAAAGCGATCGTCGTTTTCTGCGATCCAGCCCGAACTCGTGCCGCCACCCGCGGAGGCGGTGCTGCCGGGATAGTCATCCGGGTTGAAATGTTTGCTGGAGGTGCGAATCCAGATATCGGCCTTGTTGCCATACACGCGTTTATAAAACGCGCCCTGATAACGCCGCCCCGCCACCGAGACACCGGCCTTACCTTGACGGGGATTCCCTATCCGGCTGGCCTCCATCGGGTTGGTGCCAAACCAGAGTTTGCCCAACTGGCCTTGGCCTTTGATGGGGTAGCTGCGCAGGCGCTGACGGACTGCCCGCACGGCAATCCGCTCCTGTTTGCTGACATCGCGCGCCATGTGCGTGGCCAACCAGCCCAACGTCTTGTTGATCGCCCGCCGTTGCGCCGCGGCAACGGCCTTGGGCATCACCTTGGCCAGCTGTTCAAAGGCCTGCATATCGTTGGCCGAAAGTTGCAACGTCACCGGAACGGCACTCATGCTTTTAACCTCAGAGACAAGGCCACGAGGCCATCACCCGCCGGCTCAAGGTGAGTCAGGGTGTACTCGCCGCCACCGTCCAGGGCGGGCAACTCTATGTGCACCGTCTGTGTTTTTTCCACGCCCTGAGCATCGGCCACTCGGATGTGAAAACACGGATCGCGCAGGCCGGTGTTCAAGCGCCCGACCTTGGGCTGCAACCAGGGTGCCGAGAACATGCCCAACACGCGCCGACCTTCGATGTAGCCAACGTCGGCCAGGGTGTCGAACACCACGCTGTCGATCTCCGCGACCAGGTCCCGAAAGGCCATGGTCAGAGCGTCAGCAGGATCTGCGCCCGTGGACGTGTGCACAGGTGCAGCGGGTTGGATTGGGCTTCACCGGCCATGCCCTTGTTGAACGGCAATGGCTCCAGCTTGCTGTAATACGGCAAGCCTTGGGTGTTGGCGGTTTCCATGTAGTCCGCCGGAGCAAAACAGGAGATGTACAGATCCGGCACACCTTCAGGAATCAACAGCGCTGTATCGTCATGGATAAACGACACGCCGGCGATGCGCCCGCGATAACGCTCCCAGACAATGCCGCCCAGCTCGAAACTATCACGCGCATCACCACGCAATTCCGCGGCCTGGATCGTATTGAGGTAGGTTTCCTCTACCGATTTGTGCGTGATCAGCTTGTTCCAGAAGTTCTTGCCGCAAAAGGCCCGCGCGCCCGAGCTGGTGACGCTACCCAGCTCATCGTCCTGCATGTCCAATGCTTCGGCGCACTTGACCCGGATCTTGGTGGCCGAGTCATTCAGGCCCATGGACAAGCTCTGTTGTTGCACACCAAACGCCTGATAGATGTTCAGCAGGACCGTCGAGCCATCCGCGTCGAGCACCAGGCCATTGAGCGCGCCCATGCGCTGAAATTCATGGGTGGCGTCGAGCTGACGCTTGGCTTTGCTCAGGCGCGTATTGACTACGCCCTGCACAGCCTGCAGCTCGGTCGTCGTACCAAAGGCACGAATGCCCTGAATCTCGTCGGCCTTGATGGTGAAACGCTGCGGCAGGTGCACGGTGTTAAACGGGATCATCTGACGCTTGCTTGCACCCACGACCAGACCCGAGGTGCCACGCTCACCCGCCGGCACCAGCGCCAGGGTGTTGCCGTCCTTTTCGATCTGCACGGTCAGAGTGCTGATGCCTTCCTCGCGAAACAGACCCAGGCTGCTGATGCGACCCGGCAGGTATTCCTGCTCGTTGATTGCCGCCGTCAGCGAGGACACAGAAAAAACATCGTCGGTAAAAATACCAATATCGGCCATGAGAGAACTCTCCAGAAAGACAAAACCCCGCACAAGGCGGGGTTGGAAAAAGGGGGACCGACTTAGCGGGTGATGACGAATTGAGCCGCCAAGGCGACCTCGGCATCAGCGTCAAAACCGGTCAAGTGCATCTCGCTGACTTCGGCCAGCCGCACCACCGCGCTGGCTCGACGCTCCTCGGTCGATTCACCCAGCGGCCCGTACAGGATGCAGGTCGCTACTTCCGAACCATCGGTGGCGGCGGGATCGTAAGGCGCAAACTCATTGGTCGCGGTCACCAGCCCCAGCACTTGGCCGGCATTCAAGGCGGGGCCAGCGGCCACCAGAATGGATTCACGAGAGATCTTCCCGGCCCCCTCAGAGAGCAGAAACTCGCCAGCGTGTAGCGTTTCGTACTTTACGGTCATGCTCGTGCTCCTTTTGCACTGTTGGATTGCCCCGCATGGGCGGCCTGACGGGCTGCCCAAATTGAAGGGGGATCCGGTTGTTTCGCCTGCACCTTCGGCGCTGGGTCATCATTGAGGGGCAAGCTGTTGTCGATTTCGAAGCCGTTGCCGCTGCTGACGATTTTGTCGAACAACCGCGCGCGTACCGCGGGAGCATCCAGTCCTGCTGTCACATACTCGACGCTGAGTTCTGGCAGCCGTGCCGCGACACACAGGTCATGCACCGCCTTGGCCCGGGTCAGACCCGCCTGGACGATCTCCTCGCTTTCAAGCTGGGTCGAGCTGAGGAGCGGCGCGATCAGGTTACTGATCCCCGCCTCTGCACAACGCTGAGTGATCATCAACGCCAGCTTGGCCGAGTCGACGGCAGGCGCGAGTGGATCGTTTGGCTCCACCTCCGGAGCCGGATCGGGCGCCTCATTGAGCTGGGCCAGCAATTCAGCTGGGGTGTGCTGGTAACGCTGCATCACCCCGCCCTGCCCCAGACACGCCTTCACCTGCACTCCATCGCCCACCTCGTCGGCCAACCCCAAAGCCACCGCCTCACTGGCGGTCAACCAGGTTTCGGCGGCCACCAAACCTCGTAATTCCACCTCATCGATGTCCGGTGCCTTGGCCTTGTAGGCCGCGATAATCGCCTCCATGGTTTGATCGAGAACATCGGCCACTTTACGAAAGCTATCGGCGTCGCCAGCCGCGTACGTCCACGGGTTATGAATCATCAGCATCGCGTTGGATGCGATCACCACCTTGTGTGCACCGCACACCGCGACACTGGCCGCGCTCGCGGCCAAGGCATCGATCCGTGCCGTGCAACGCTCGCCCAGCCGTGACAACGTGTTGTGCATGGCCAACCCGTCAAACAGGTCGCCGCCGATGCTGTTGAACGCCGCGATCACCGGCGACACCCCATCATCCACGGCGCGCAGATCCTGCATAAACTGACTGGCGGTAATGCCCCAGGTGCCGATCTCGCCGTACACAAAGACTTCAATCACCCGCTCGGTGGCTTCGCCGCTGGCGTGCACGGCGTACCAGCTTTTGTCCTGCACCTGCACCCGCTGGCCGGCCCTGTTGTAAATGCGCGGAGGCGTGTTTTTGCTCATGTTTGCTCCTTGTCGTCGAAAGCCTGAAGCAGTTCGACGAGAGTGCTGTAATTGAGGCCCTTGCCCCGAGCTCGTTCGGCATCAGCGGCGTTTTCTTCGTCTACCGTTTCCGCGTCATAACCGGTGCGCAGGACCATCTCGCTGCGCGAGGCAAAGCCTGCGTTAACCTCCATCGTGCGTGACTGAACATCCTGAACCGGATGGATGTAGGCCCACCCTTGTGGCACCCAGCGCGTGCGCAGGTACTCACGACGGCGCTGGGTGTAGTCCGGCAACAGCACGGCACCGCTGAGCACCGCCATGTCCATCCAGGCTGCCCGCACCGGGCGACACAACTGGTGCACATACACACCAAATTGCAGTTGCTCCAAACGACGCCGGAACTCGGTGAGCACCACGCGCAGTGCGCGGTCATTTACTTCACGCATGTCGCCAGTGAGGATTTCGTACGGCATCCCGGCGCCGGCCGCTGCCGCCATCAATTGCTGACGCATGAAGTCCGCATAGTTGTTGCCCGCATCCGGCGGCGTGGAAAACTCGACCTCCTCGCCGGGCAACAACTCCTGCATGGTCCCGGGTTCCAACGCCACCATGGGCGTGAAACCGTCCGAGGCCAGGTTCAGCGGCGCACCGGTCACCGGGTCCACCGGGGTCTGGATGTCATCCGGCGACGGTTTCTTGATGAAGCCGGCGAACAGGTTGGCCACCTCCTGGCGGAACAACACCGCATCGTCGTAGTTGTCCAGGCTGCGCAAGCGTTTGAGCACCGGTGACAAACGTGGCAAGCCACGCAGCTGCCCTGGCTCAACCGGTTCAAAAATGTGCAGCACCTGACTGGCCGGTACCCGCACCAACTGGTTGTACCCGCTGTTCAATGAGGAGACATCGCCGGGATGCGAACGGTACATCCAGTACGCCACCCGACGGCTGTCCGGACTGAACTCGATCCCGGCGCGGATGATGTTGCCGTTGCGCGCCATCTCAAACTTGTCGTGCGGCACAAACTCCGGGGTTAGCACCTGCAGTTGCAACGGCACCACCAAGCCTTCGTCAAGGCTGCGTGGCCGCAAGCGGATAAAACATTCGCCGGCTGTTTCCACCGTCCGAGCGATCAATGCCTGTTGCCCATAGAAGTCGGTCAAGCCGTCGGCATCGGACTCTTCGGTCCAGTCGGCCCAGAGTTCCTGCAGCAGATGCCGCAGCTCATCGTCCTGAGTTTTCGGCCGTGGCGTGATGCCAGTGCCGATCAGATTGCTGACCCGTTTATCAATGATGTTGAAGGCGTACGGATCGTTGCGCACCGCCGCGCGGGAGCGCGAACGCAGGTTGCGCAGCGCCGGAATGGCAATGCTGTTGAAGCCGGCGTCGGGTGCATCCCAACTGGCGGAACGACGCCCTTCGGCGGCCCCTTCATAACTGGCCTTGATATTCGACGGCATCAGGAAACCGCTGCGGCCCAAGGTGGGAAACTGACGAGCCATTACAGTCCCTTGCCTCCATGGTAAAGCCGCACGATGCGCGACCGAGGACCGGCCGCTGCGATCAGCGAGCTGCGAATTTCGTCGCGTGCCCTGAGCAGTTCGTCGATGTCGCGGTACTCAACGTTGCGATCCGCGTAGCGCACGATTTTTTCACCGCGCGCGATTGCCTTCTCGACCGCATCGAGTTGCTGTTGGGTAAAGGCCATGGGGATTCGCTCTAAAGAAGTAAACAACGTGGTGTGCAACTGCGCGCGTCCCACTCAGCGTCGCTTGAGGTAGCCACTGCTGGAGCTTCGACGCTGTGGGGGGCGTGCAATCAGCATCGGTGCCGCTGCCGGCTTGGCCGGTAGTGATACGGGATCGGCAGGTTGCTGCCGCGGTTTCGCCGGGGTGCTAATACGCTCAGCCATGACGGCCTTCTCACCCGGTGGCGCCGCCTGAAACAGAGCATTTTTCACCCGCTCCCAGTCGTGTTCCTTGTAACGGTTCAGTCCCAGGTAATGCGCCATCGCTAGGCTGTACACCATCAAATCGAGCGCCTCGTTGCGTTCCGCCTTGCCCTTGACCCACTCGATTTTTTTGTAGCCTTTGACGTAGCGAGTCACCTTGCGCTCGGCCACGCACTGGGCAAAAAAGTCATCCGGCAAGTCGTTGGCAAAGTGCAGTGCACCAGGGCCGTCCTCCACCGGATAGCGGTTGTAAATCCAGTCCTTCGCGGTATCGGTGCCGACAAACCACAGCTCCACGCCCTTGCGTTCGGTCAGGCCTTTCCAGGTGACATCCATCATCGATGGCCGCTGCGCAATCACCGGACGACCCGGCTTGCTCGCCCCCTTGACTGCGAAGATGTTGCGCCAGCGCCGTAGCCGGCAGAATTGGTACACCTCGTCGGTGTGGTTACCGCCGGAGTCGATGCCCGCTGCCCGGATTGTCAGCTCCGCGCCACACGGATGCGGGTAACGCGCCTTGAGTTTGTCATCGAGCACCGCCCAGGTTCGTTCGTCGGAGGGGTCGCCCCAGATCACCTGGTAGTCGATGATCCAGCGCTCCATGCCGGCCCCCCACCCGACCACCATGAACTCCAGCCGGTTGGCCTGAACGTCGACCGAGGCCGTGAGCATCAGCACGGCGGACGGCATTGACCCCAGCCCGTAAGTCTCCAAGCGTGCCCGAGCCATCAGGACATCCGCTTTGGTTTGCTCTTGGGCGCTGTCCCAGACCTTGGCCAAACGGGTGTTATAGAACACCTGCATGGGTTCCAGATCACCGCGAGACATGGCTGTTTTGGCCTTCTCGAACTGCTTGGCCAAGGAAGTCCAACCGGTCCAGCCGGGCGGCGAGTACAACGCATTAAGGTTGAAACCGACGGTTTCGCCATCGCCCTTGGCATGCGCGCGCCATTCGCCCTTGGCCAACATCTCGCCCTTGTGATGTTCTTCGATCAGGACATCACAGTCAGGCCCGGCACACTCGTAGTGCGCCAGTTGGCAATCCGCCGAGTAATGCAAGCGCTCCCATTCCAGGACTTGCATGTGCCCGCAGGTCGGGCACGGCACATAGTAAAAACGCTGGTCGCTGGTCTCGAACAGATCGGCAATGCGCGAGGCACCCCGGATCGTCGGCGAGCTGGAAAAATAGAACTTGGCGTTACGGCCAAACGTACTGCCCCGGGTTTCAGCCAATTCAATGGGGTCGCCCTCCTCGCCAACGTCCACCACCCAGCGATCCACTTCATCGCCATAGATGTACCGGGCCGACAACTCCGACAGGTTCGCCGCCGAGCCGGCAGTGGTGACGTACAACGAACCACCTTCGAACTCCTTGGTGTCCATGGTGTTGCGCGCATCACGCGAACGGTTCGCCGCCACCCGTTCGCGCAGCACTGGGGTGGCCTTGATGGTCTTGCCGATGCGCGACGAGACTCGCTTGGCCAACCCCAGACTGGGCAACAGCGTGAGAATGTTTGACGGCGCCATATGGATCAGGCCGCCAATCCAGTTCAAGGCGATTTGGGTTTTCATCAACTGCGAGGCCACCATGGTCACCACGCGTTTGCACGGATGTGCCGGCGACAGACAACGCATCGGTTCACGGGCATACGGTGTTCGCGCCGTGCGGTACTGCCCGGGCTCGGCGGCCCCCGCATCACGCGGAATACGCATGAACTCGTCAGCCCACTGATCGATCCAGACATCAGGCTCTGGCCGCAGCCCGCGGAAATACGCCTCCCGGTACACCGCTGCACCGTCGGGCATTTCCGCTGACATGGATTAACTCGCTGCAGTCAAAGAATGAATGAGGTCTGTCGAGGACATCCGTTCAGCATCGTCCAGCACGCGGCGCAATGCCGCGGTGAGGTGCTTTTCGATTTGCCAGTGATCGCTCATGGCGGCTAGTTCAGGCGCCAACTGTGGCGGCATGCCCAGCAACAGATCCCGCAACATCCGCCCCGTCGTGTACGCCGCCGTTTTAACCGCTTCCAGCTCGACATGGGCGCCACGATTCTTGTGAAACTCGCTCTCCGTCAGACGTGACTCATAGAACTCGCGGTAGGCACGGGACTCCTGAAAGTCAGGTATGCCTTCGGCGGACAATGGTGCCTGGAGCGAAACAGTGGTTGGTGGTTCGTATTCGATGTGAGGGGCCGGGGTATTTCCTTCCGGCCTGCGCTGAATTCGTTCGCGCTCGTGCCGTGCCGCCACATTGGCTTTGCTCGGATCCGCGGTGCTGAACAGGAGTCGGTCCGTTGCCTCGACATCCACCATGCCGTCCGCCATCAGAACCAGGCGTCCGCTCTTGGCCAACTTCGACACATAGGGTTTCGACCAGCCCTGGCGCGTGGCGAACTCCGCTTTGGTGAGTGCTGTCATGTCCATGCCTTTCGGTTAACCCGGCGGAGCCGAGAGTTAACCAACTAATTCACTCGGTTAACTCAGGGTTAACCGCTGGAGAGCCACAGCCCGCTTGGCTTTCAGGTGTTCTGATAGCGACTGAAGGAGTTAACCAACTGTTTTGCTCGGTTAACTCCTAAGTTAACCGCTCTGCAGGCCACGGCCCGCGTGGCTTACAGATGAATCAGGGGATAGCCGAGTTAACCTGGTTAACTCCTAAGTTAACCGCCCTGTAAGCCGCAGCCCATAAGGCTTTCAGCCCGGTTAACCAAGCCAGTTAACCAGTTAACTAAGCTGGGAGGGCTGCCGCTAACGCGTTTGCGCGAGTCTTATGCCCCGTGTTCCTTGAAAGTTGCCAGGGTCCCCGATGGATTTGGAGACCTCGAAGATCCCGCGCCGGTTGAAGACCGCGTTTGAAACGGAGGCAGTCGAGATCGCTTGTTTGAAGCTCATGCTGATAGCGCTGCAATCTGGCGGGCAATCTCGTCATGGATCAATTTGGCTGACCAGGTATGCGCGACGAGGTCGGTACCGACTTCCAGCATCGCGGCGTCACCCTCGACGGGAATGGCTGGTTTGTCACTCAGGTCGTTGTAGCTCCCCGAAAAATTCGAAGTCCCACTGCCTGTAGCAACACGAGCAGCGGCGGCATCGACGCTCACCAGCACCGCCTTGCCGACATCCGAGGCGTCCGTAATGTTGTCCGAGGTGATGTCGCCTGGCGCACCACTGGTATTGCTCGTTCCCTTGACCACAGCCTGAAGCACTTGAAAGCCTTCCGTGATGGAGACAGGACTTCCATACGGCTGCCAGCCATCAGTAATGGCCTGTGCCAGTTTGGCCACCAGCTCTTCGGGAGTGTTGGTGACGACAGTGTCATATTGGGTGTAGGCCATTATCTAAAACTCACGATTGAATTATTGAGCGGTGAAAGGCTGACATGCAGGCGACTCACCACAATGGATGTGGCCCGTAAAGGTATAAGCCGTCAGGAGCACAAGAGGTAGCACCCAAGGACATAGCTTCACTGGGTCGAATCTGATTTGGAAAATTTGCTTTCAGCAATCCGATCTGCCCAGTGGGCGATTTTCTTTACCCCAAGGAAACCGACCCAAATACCGACCGGCTGGGCCAACGACGGCGATAAGCCCATCAGCTCAAAACCCCAGATAATGCTCAGGGATAGCAGGACGCACATGGGGCCCTCGATAAGTGCATCCTTCCAGGTGCCGCCGGAGTAAAACACTCGCAGCACGGTCATGCACAATGACAGAAGTGCCGCCAAAATCGTCTGCGAGTGCTGACTCAGCCACGTGAAAACAATGGCCCAGGTATCTGGTTTATCCGGCATGGACAACATCTCGGCGCGTTCCCGATAGGGAGTTGAGGTATCAAAAGGTGGCGCTCTTCGCTGATGGGAATTCCAAAAACAAAGAAGCCCCGCACAATGGCGAGGCTTTGGAGCAGCAAATAAAAAGCCCGACGCAATGGTCGAGCGCTTCTATGGTGTCGCGCTGTACAGCTGAACACGTTGCTATAAAAGCAGAGCTATTCCATATGGACAACTGTTTTTATAGGTATTCGGAAAATCCTATTTTGCTTGCGAAATCGACATCACTTGACCAGTCATATTCACCGGTGTGCATGAGACATTCATAACGGCTGATAACGACCAGGAGCGGACGTTAGAGTCTGGTAAACATCTCTGCCCCCAATCCATTCCGGATTGAAGCTATTAATGGCTATCAATGGGTGAAACGGTGCTGGGAGCATTCTCCCTAGCGCGATGCGTGTAGAAGCTGCTTGGGCCTTCACAAGATCAAGTATCATAAGGTCATTATTCAATAACGTCCGAGCCCTGAGACTTTCAGGAGAGTCTGGCTCTGTAATGGAGTAATAGTGTACAGAGGTAGTCTTCATTGAGTTGTGCGCGCCAATGCGGTGTGATAGCACCGTAGAACATTGCGGCATCGACTGATGTCATTATCACGTCGGTAGATTCGGTTGGGCTACCAAACGAAAGATATGGCTTCGAACTATCACTGTCCACTGTTGAATCGAAAAGACGAAACCCCACCGTAAGCTCGCACTCATCTCTGTCATAATGACGTAACAAGTTTGCCCCTCGGCGATAGTAGCTGGCAAAGGAGTACAGCGAATTAAGTCGTACGCCGATAATCTCGCTCGCAAGTGGCTCTATCTCCCTGAGCAAAATTAGCCCGAAGCTGTCATCCCTAAAATAGAGCCTGTCAAGCTGGTGGAGCCTATCAACCTGAAAATTTCCAGAAAGTAACTGTTGTGAATAATGCTCCTCTGCTTTAAGGATAGTGGCAGAATTTAAAATAGCCCGAGCTACAATTACCTCTGGAAATCCAGTTACACTATATCTCTCGATAAATTCAGGATATTTAGTAAGCAATTCCATCATCTCCTGCAATCAAATCCAATGTATCTGCGGAATTGTCAACCATGCAACAACAACGTACTTAATCCCAGAACTTACCGGCCTTGCTGAATGAATAATATCAGATGCAAATATTAGCACTCGACCTTTTATTGGTATGATAACGTCTCCCAGTTCATCAAGGCATGTCTCGCCACCAACAAAATCATCATTCAGATAAATTATAATGGTGAAAATACGATCTTCAATAATACTATTATTATCGCGATGCGGAGTAAAAAAACCACCCGGACGATATCTAACTAACTGAGTTCCATTTATGCTCAGCCTTGATTGCTTTTCGAGCTTTGATAAAAACTCAAAAGCAATATCTGAAAGTATCTTGTCAAATTCGCCGTAAATACGAAGGTTGTTCTTGCGTTGAAGAACATCTGCATTTCTATGTGAGGACTTTACGCCACTCCATATTTCACTTGCCTCAGCAAGCTGTATAACCTCCGCACCTCTCCAATTTGACGCTTTTTTAAGCACCTTCAACCAAGCATCACAGATGCTTGGCTCGAGCGAGGACAAGAGATTAACCGGGTTCATTACCGAGGTGCCGGTCCGAGGTTTGGAATGGGAAGGTCACCAACAGTTACGTCGGTTGAATTCAATTCGGGATATATTGCAAGAATTAGGCTGCCGAGCGTATGGTCTTCAACTTTCACCTTATATTCTCTAAAGAGTCTTGAGAGAGCGGCTCTTATTTCCAACTGTAATCTCGGCTGAGAGCGGATCGCAGTGCGAAGTGCAAGAATATCTTTCAGTTGCTGAGTTAATTGGTCTGACATGCTGAAATACTCCAGATAAGTACCTTGTTAGCTGCTCACAATTCTCGATTATTCAATTCCAGTAGGCTTAAAAACTATGGATCCATTTCAGATTAGTCGTGACGACCCACGAGTCAAGGCTCCCGATGAAGGAATCTTTTTTGCCCCCCACCCGCGATGATATGTGGACATACGACCGGCAACATTGGGGGACTCGCGGCGGGTAGTGAACGGCAACTTCGGGTCCAGGCTGTGTAAAAACGCAAGCATCGTCTTGAAGTCTGCGTTGCTACGTAAAATCTGTCGGCGTTGGTTCTCAGGCAGCCCGAGATTTTACGTAGAAGCACGATTTTCGTTCCGATCTCAACTGCCAACCTTGCTCTAAAACGTTTTCACAAAGCCTGGGTCGAATGCGGCTGCTCGTCACTAAGACGTGGCCACTCAAGCCTCCGCAAAAGATAGTCAATACTGATGCAATGCCTGGTCAGGTGGTATGCATTTGGGGGGCAAGTCGGTGCAATTACCAGCTGTGATTTCGACAGTCCCTAAGAATGGGCTATCAGAATGCTTTCCCGTATATCTTGTCGCCCCCCCATCTTTGATACTCTCGAGAACGCAATCAATCCAAGCTACTCCGGCCTTCATTAGCTCCCGAGCTTTCCCCTCGCTCACGTGGTGATACCGACCGACCCGAACTGCCGGCCATTTCGCCCCGAAGTACAGCCAGACAATATCCCCCATCTGCTGATCACGTTTACACAAGCGAGCCAACGCGGCATCCACGACACAGGCAAGCTCGTCGGTGATGCAGTACGACTTGGCAGGCGACGGCATTGCATCGCGCATCAGTGCCAACATGGGCGAGGCATAGCTGGGGATTCCCCTTCCATCCATACGCCACCATCCCCATTGCTCTAGAAGGTATTCCGTTTCGCCTAATGGATGCAGCGCTGGTTTTCGAATCATCATGTGTAGTTACCCCTCAGTCCCCGGTGAAATTCGATCCGCCGGCACCGCGACGGTTGTTCTGTTGGTAGTACGTGGCCGGGCCTGTTATCGATGGCCCACGCTTCAACACCTCAATTTCGCGCTGAGCCTGCTGCAATTTGAAGCTCAACTGGGTAACTAACTCATCCGAAGAAAGCACCAACCTGCTGCCCCGAATAACCCAACCTGAACCGTTGCAAGCAGTACAAATCAACTCATAAAACAGCCCTTTCACTACCGCTTTCCCCTTACAGATCGGGCAAGGCTCTAGCTCGATACGCTGCCTCTTAAAGCCAAGCCCCTGCCCTTTCTGCATGTTTTGAATCCTCGCCTATGGTTGATTCTTGAATAGCCTTGCAGCCCTTGCCCTGTAAGGCTTCCAGCGCAATACCGGAATCTCCAAATCTAACGCCTGTCTGCCCGTGAATACGCTTGAAGCCGCGACTGTCTAGCATGTAGTGCCACCTCGTTAAGGCATCACGCTTGCGACTCATCACGTCGGACTGGATGTACACTTTCACGTTGTGCCCCATCGCGTGGTTGATGAGTAGCTCACCAATCAAGTGGTCAATACCAATGTCTGCCCAGCCGGTGCGAGCCAACTTGCGTAAGTCGTGACTAGTCCACTCGCCTTTGCCAAGGCGGGTGAACACCGCACTGGCCTGCCCTTCGCTCAGCGCTTTGCCATTGCGCGCCGGGAATAGGTATTGGCCGTCATAACCACGGGTGGACTGGATCTCGCGGTACTGGATCAACAAGGCACGCGTTTGATCCGTCAGCGGTAGGTGATGCTCTACACCGGTTTTTGTGTGCTCGGCGGGAATGAACCACTCACCTTCCGCCAGGCAGATATGCGACCAGCGCGCCTGTCGGGTTTCGCCGATCCGCGTGCCGTGGCAAAGCATCATCAGCGCAAGCATGGCATCCAGTGGCGTCATCACCATGACGTCAGCCAGTTGCACCAGCAGCCCTTGCAGCTGCACGCCGCGCAAGCGAGACGGCTTGATCCCAACCTTCGCCTTGGAGAAGTCGTTGAACCTGATGCTCGCCATCGGGTTGAACGAGATGTGACCCAGCTTGAACGCTTGACGGAAGGCCAGGGCCAGCAGTTGAAACACCGAGCGCACGTAGTCGATGGAAATGCTTGCCTGCAATGGCCACATGAGCTGGCTGTCGAGGGTCGCCTTGTCGATGGCGGCCAACGGCAGGTCGCCGAGGCGCGGAATCAGGTGGCACTTGATCATCGAAGCGCCGGTCTTCTTGCGCTTGCTGGACAGGTTGCGATCACGCGCCATGCGCTCGGCGTACCACCCAATCAGCTCTCCGGCAGTGAGCCACTTGGAAAGGGCCGAGCCTTCTTCGGCAGCAACCCGCAGGCGGACAGTTGGCAGAGCCGCAACCACCTGCTTGGTGCTCAGCTCCGGAAATCCACCAATACGATGCCAGGCGCGCTTGTTCAGCAGATACCAAGAACCGCGTGCACGGTTTTTCGCGAATCGAAAGTGCAACGCCGGGTGACTGGCATCGCGCAGATCGCGGACGTGCAGCTTCTTGGCGTTTCGATCGATCTCGGCGTCCGACAGCTTCACCGTCAGGGTTTTCACCAAGGCCGTCATACTCGGGCACCAGTAGACTCTTCAAGGTCAACAACCTCGAACGTGGTAGGCCACATCCAGGCGCCGTAGCGCTCAGCCATTGCCTGGTCAACGAACAACGCCAATGCATGATCGGGAGTGCTGCCCAAGTCCATTTTGAAAGAGCAGCAGAACACGGCAAACCGATAGTTCGCCGGATCCGGAATAGCCAAGCGGCGATCAGGTATCTCCAAAAAAATCCCCATGCACTGGTCCATTAGCCCCCCTTCAGCAGAGATTGCAGCAGCTTGAAATTGTCGAGTGCTTCAGCGTTGACCTCACGCTCTGTCTCAACCGAAAGAGCCACTTCCTCGATACGCGCGGCGAGCTTCTTCATGCGCTGACCGACCTCCTCGGCAAAGCTGATTACCTCGCCGGACAGCACCGCCAATGTATCCAGAGCGCTACCCTCTAGTTTCTTGGTGGTAGCCACGGCCGGCTTGGTTTCTTTCGACATGTTCTGTTCTCTCTGGGGCGTGATGGTGATGGCGGTACGCTGGAAGTGTCCGTTAACGGGTTCGCGAATGAGGCCTGCGTCCTTCAACTCGCCAAGACCACGACGTATGGCCGGAAACTGGGCACCCGTGGTTTCGGCAACCATCAACGAATTGAAAATATCGTGAGCACTCCAGCGCTCCTGGATTGGCACGACTTGAAATACTTTGCGGGCGAGCGACGATTGCCCGGCGAGCATGTTTTGTTGCTTGGCGGCGTTCATCAGAAGCCCTCCTTACCGCGTTGAGATTCCCACTCGAATGCCACGCCGATGCAGCCGTTTTCGCGGATGCGGTCGACACAACGCGCACCAATGGCGTCGTTCAGTTCGGTGGGAGACAGGTTGCTGACGATGATCGTCGGACGGCATTGCTCGTAACGACCATTGATGATGCTGAACAGAGTGGCCAGCTCGAACTCGCTCTGCTTGGTTGCACCGACTTCATCGAGCACCAGCAGGTCCGCGCCAATCACCTCACGCAAGATGTGTGCTTCGGACTCGCCTGAGCGATCATTGAACGTCGCACGAATCTCGCCGATGAGCGTGCCCACCGTGCGGTAAATCGCCTTGACCATGCATTCGTTGATCAGATGACTGGCCGAGGCAATGGCCAGGTGGGTCTTGCCGGTACCGACCTTCCCCAACAGCAACATGCAGCGCCCTTCCCGGCGATGCTTCGAAAAGTTGTCGACGTAGTCGCTGCACGCATCCAGGGCAATCTGCTGGGCCGGATTCGACACGACGAAATCGGCGAATGTCTTTTCCGCGAAACGCTTCGGAATCCGGGCGCTTGAGTGCTGAACTATCCGAAACTGACAGCGCTTGCGCTCGAGCTCTTGCATGTCGCGCTTGTTGCTCGCGCAGATGGGGCAACCAGACAGGCTGCCGTCCCTGAGAATGACCGCCGAGTAACCGCCATGATCCAGGCAGCTCGCCGGCTGACGGCCGATGACACCGAATTTGCGGTCCATTTGAGCGCCGAAGTTAGAGACGGAAAGTGCCATTGGCGTTCTCCTTGGTGCCGGCCTTGTAATCGCGAGTGTCGAAGCCGGAGTGTCGGCTGGCCGGAGGTGGATGTGCGGGGTTGACCGTTTTGTCGGGGAAGATCCCGGTCCATCCGTTGCTGATCGAAAGGGTCAGCACAGAATCGGGGGTTGGATGGCTCGCCAAAGCCTTGGCCTGTTGTTCACAACTCTTGGCGGTGAGGGGTTTGTGGATTTCCTTGCGGTGCTGACACCAGTCGGACCAAACCTCAACGCTGACGTTTTCCGGCTTGGCCAACAACGGGTCAAACTTTGGTGACTTTCCTGGCGCGTTAGCGCCCTGTTTCTCCTGATTACTGGTTACCTGATTGGTACCCTGATTACTGGTACCCTGATTTGTCGGAAATATTTCCGACCCTCCTCGGATTTTTTTCCGACCCTGTTCGGATATTTTTCCGACCTTACTCGGAGATTTTTCCGAGGTAGATCGGATTTTTTTCCGACCCTCACACACCTCAGAGGTCGGATATTTTTCCGACCCGTCCAACTTGCGATTCCACTCTTTGGCCTTCTCGGTCAAACGAAACAAACTGATGTTTGCCGTGTGGGATAGTTCGATCAGCCCTGCGGTCTCGAGCCCTTTGAGAAGTCGGTACGCGGTATCTGGTTTGTCGGTGAGCAGGGGCAATTCCTCGACGATTTTCCCCTTGCTCAATGCAAAGAAAATCCCCTTATCGGTCTTGATTGGCCTTGCCCAGCTGGGGCACTCGTAGACAAAGGAAAACAGCAGCGCCTGTTGCGAGTTCAACCCCCACTCCAGCGCTTTCACCTGGTTGATCGTGATCGTGAACTGCATATCAACCCTTCCCGCTTGGCGGTGGGGCTGGGCGTTTCGATTTGTGCAGCTCAATCAGTGCGGTCACCTCCTCGTGCCGGGCAGCCAAGTGCTTGGCGTGCAAGGCCAGAATTTCTGCGGCTTCCGCAGCAGTGATTTCACCGTCCTCCAGCGCCAGGGCAAGAAACTGGTCAACCCGACCACGCTTCACAGAGGTACGCAACGAGCGCTGGTGCATGTCTACGTTGTCCAGATCGCCAACCTCAGGCAGGCGAACAAAAACGCCGCCGTACATCGCGCAGATGTAGTCCGGCAAGAAGGTGGTTTTGGCTTCTGTCTCAAGCGTGCAGACCTCATCGTCGGTGAGGGGCTTGACGCCTGCTGACTCGTAAATCCGGTTCTTGAAACGCTTGAGATTCTCCTCGCCAAGAAAGTCAGAGGCGTATACAAGTCCACCAGGGAATGCATTGGCGGAGGCAATGACTGCTTTGCGACGGGTGTCTAGCACTGGCGATTTCATCGTCTAGTTTTCTCTCGGCGCCGTTGCGCTCAAAGTTTGCTCATGAAATGGGCAGCATCCGGCGACGCGACCTTTTGGCGCTTTGGACCGGGAATGGTCTGAGCTCTTCAGCGGTGAAAGAGCCATCTGCGTGCTCCGTAACAAATACGTCACGCCCTGCCTGCAGAGCTTTATTTACTGAACTTTGGGTCATGCCTAACAAATTTCCGGCCTTGGTCTGCCCCTTCTCGGTAGCAAATTGGCTGAGGGTGATTTGACGCACTGTCCGATCTCCGGTGGTGTATCTGAGGCGATAATATCTCCCATGGAGCTTTTTTAATCAACTCCAAAGGAGATGGCAATGTATCTCCACCGGGAATATTCTTCGGAAATGAAAAATGACAGACGACCATTACTTGACTGGGAAAAGACGGAGTGCGCCGCATTAAAAGCGGAGCTGGCTTCCTACAATGCGCGTGCCCCTAAAGGTGAGAAGCTGACTCAAGAAGAGATCGCGCTCTCCGTAGGCATGAGCCAAGGCACGCTTAGCAGTCACTTGAATGGTAACCGTGCGCTCAACAAGGAAATGGCAGCTGAGATAGCTAAAATGCTTGGCATACCCGTAGAGCGGTTTAGCCCCCGGATCGCAAAAGAAATCTCTGATTTAGCGATTGCTGCCAATGCTGTTCCATCAGTCGAATCATTGCAGTCAAACGTCGAACCAGGCCCGCCAATTACCAGCTCTCCTCGTCGAATCGATATTGTTGGAACAGCGCAACTCGGTCACGAAGGCTACTGGACAAGTCTTGACCAGGCTGCTGGCTGGGTTGAGACCTACTCCAGAGATGAGGACGCCTATGCACTCCGACTTAAGGGTGATTCGATGGCTCCGGCAATTCGTAGTGGTTGGATCGCCGTTTGCGAGCCCAATCACCGCCTAGTGCCAGGTGAGTATGTGATGATCACCACTACCGATGGCCAAAGCATGGTCAAGGAACTTCTCTTCGAAACCGATGAAGAAGTCAGCCTCATGTCGATAAACACGGCATACGGTGAACGACTGACGATCGCTCGGTCTGATATCGAGAATATTCATTACGTAGGGGCAATCCTTGCCCCAAGTAAAGTATTGGGCAGAATCTAAATCTGATCCGCTCAATTTGCCCCCCTGGATCCCTCCCTCCTAAAGCCCGCCAACAGCGGGTTTTTTATTAAATGATTGTTTTTAATCATTAATATTTAGCACTATCAAGGCAAACCGCTCAGTGTAGATCCATACACAAATGGAGCAGTGCTATGGCAAAACCACAAAACAAACCAACATTGCCGGACTCATTTGAGCTTCTCGGTCTCCGCATCCAAAAAATCATTAGCGCCCCAACCGCTCAGAAACGAAAGACAGCCGTCATTCGTAAAACCTCAGATGAATGCCCACAAGATTGGAAGCGACTCCTTGAGGACATAGCCGATACCGAAGACGTAACGTTGAGCCCAGAAGAAGACGACGCCATCCGTGTCTCCTGGAGACTGCCTGCCAATATTTGATCGCCATAAAAACTCGCGCAATGCGGGTTTTTTTTATGGCCATAGGAATATTTATCTCCCGTGGAGTTGACTTCAATAGCTCCGCAGGAGATATTTAAGTCGTTGCCACGAAATAGACCGGCGACGCGGGATCTCCCGCCGCTCTTTAACAACCTCACCGATACAAGGCTGTCACCAGCAAAAAGACTAACGCACCCGGCGTGGGCGACTCCCACCTAAGTGCGCCGTATCTGAGTCCCGCTGACAGCCCAATCAGATTTCACTTCATAGCCTTGCCAGCAGGGCTATGTGGGAAATCCCCTCCCCTGCAATGAGGAAACACCATGTTCGGAATGAAAAAGCTTTTCGGAAAGCAAGTCGGCAACGCCCAGGCCGAAATGAAGAAGGTCGTTAACCGCGACTTGATGCAGGCCATTGTCGGCGGCGGCCTATTGGTCGCTGCAGCTGATGGTGAGATTGAAGCCAGCGAGGTTTCCAAGCTGGATGAGTTGATCCGCTCCAACCCGAATTTGACGCACTTCGGCAGCGAGATCACCGAAACCATCAATCGCTTCACAGGCCAGTTGAACGCCAACTTCCAAGTAGGTCGATTGGCGATCAAGCGTGAACTGGCCGACATCAAAAACGTTCCGGCCGACGCGGAGGAAGCCTTCGTCAACATTCTTGCCGTTGCCCAAGCTGATGGTCTGATCGAGCCAGCGGAGTTGGTGGTGCTGAAGGAAATAGGCATGCATTTCGGTCTGCGCCTAGCTGACTACGGCATCGAGGCATGAAGCCCGCGACAAAAGTTCTGCTGACCCTGCTGGCACTGATCGCCGGCGGCATGTTGCTGAGCAACCTAGCATCTCGGGCCACTTGCTCCTACTACGGCGTCCAGACTGACCGAGAGACCCGCTACGCCGCCTTTGTTGGCTGCATGGTTCAGGTTGACGGAGCGTGGTTCCCTCGCAATGAAATCCGCGTAATGCAGTGACGTTTCACTGATGCCGCTTCTTACAAGGCGGCATTGGGAAACCAACTAATGCAAGGAAATGGACAATGCTGATTTTGACTCGTAAAGCAGGTGAAAGCATCAACATAGGCAATGACATCACGATCACCGTACTGGGTGTGAACGGCCAACAGGTACGCATCGGGACAAGCGCGCCCAAGGATGTCGCTGTGCATCGAGAAGAAATCACGCAGCGCATTCAGGCGGGCCTATCGACGCTCCCGATGGCAACACCAGCGATCACTTAAGCGGGTCTTCGTGACGCAAACAATAGCCCGGTTTCGATCGGGCTTTTTTACGCCAGCCTTTTATCAATCAGCCCCCTTCCCTGCCCAATGGCCAGCAGCAGGTGGCCAGGGTGCTGATGAGTACACCTAACCTACTCCGAGGAATCAACCATGCATCCATCATTTCAAGAGCGCATCGATGAGGTCGGTGAACTGCTGCAACGAACAAAGGCCGCCCGCTCCGGGTTCTACAGTCGTGTTGATCGACGAGCCCTAGACAAACCAGTGCGTTACCAAGTCGCCGGCGGAAGCTTCGGCATGTATCAGATTAAAGACCGCACCACCGGCAAGACTCGCGCCTTCCGTAACGACTACAAGGCCGCTCACGAACTCGCCATGCAGTTTGAAGCAAAGGCCAATCGCCAGATTGCGGTGACGCAATGAAAAAGCGAAAGCCCAACAACATGCGTACCCGGATAGAGCGAGCGAGCCGGGCACTGCTCAATTCCAATCACGTCGCGGTGGTCCACATCGACCCCACCGGACGCCAAGGGATGCTCAATCGGAAGAGCTGCAAGAGCATCCCGCCAGGACAACGCATGGCCGAAGCCGTCTGCGACTTTGCCCATCGCTGGACGATCTATATCAGCGTCCAGTGCCGCGATCAGCGCGGCCACCGCTACACCAAATCGGTAGAGGTCGCCCCTCAAGGCAACTATCTGGCCGCCCACCTCGAAGACGTGATCGAGGACACCTACAAAGCCCTGGTCGCCGAAAGCAATCCAAATCATCGGGTCGCTTCGGGCTGGATTGCCATTCCTGCCGAGGTCTCGCTGACAGAAGAACAGGCGGCTCGTGTGTTTGACGCCGTAGGTGTATGGAATCAGCAGAGGGCAGCATGAGACGCATCAGCAACCAAGTGCGCCAGCGCCGACGACAGACATGGCTGGATCTACCAGCCCACGGAATTGAAGAGGCAGTCTATGGCCGAGGAACAGCAGGAGCCGACGGCGGAAGCCATGAAGCAGCGCAGGAAGCGCGAGAAGAAAGCTACGGACGATGCAGCGAAGGGAATCGGCGTATTCAAGATTGAGGTGGCAGGCGTGTTCATGTCGGACCTCAAGCGCCTGATGAAAGAACACGGCTTCAACAACCAGCAGGAGCTGTATCAAAACCTCCTGCGCAATGTGATTGCCGCCGACTTCGAGACTGCCGCGTGGATGCTGCGGAGTGTCACGACACCCTACGAGATATCCGAAAAGGTGTCGCAGTCATTCCGCACCCAGAGCCTCCGCGCCCTGGCAAAAGATCCAGGCGAGCCAGACGACGAAATCATTAATCCATCACATGGATCAATCAGACGGTAATCCGCGCGAAGTAAGCGTTCGTTTCAGTTTCTCCAACGCAGATTGAAGCTTGGCCGGTTCTGCTTTCAGGTCTTCCATAAACCAAAGCACCCCTGTCAGATACCCAACTATCAGGTCTTCGGCCTTTATGAACACAGTATCGTTTGAGCTATTGGAAGCACAGTGTGCACTGCCATAGGTGTAAAGGATTTTGCGAATAGAGCTGTCGTTCTGATTGGCAGAGGATTCAGCAGTCCCTGTGTGTAGCAGACCGTTACGAGCCTCCCAAAGCTCACTTGCTGTGCAAGCCATCGGATTCTTGGAAAGCATGTATCCCTCCACCCAAGCCTTGAAATCCTTTGCAGATGAGCGCTCTTGAGGAATCGATAGCCAAGCCATCTGGTCGATGCCTGCGTATGTAAGCATCACTGCGGGAACAAGATGACCCGCATCGCGTAGTGTTCCGACCGCATCGGTCATCTTCTTGGCAAAAGAGAAAACTTCAAACTCGCTCATCACAGCTCCTTGATCCGGCTCCGTACCGGGCCGGGTCGAACAGAAATACCCCACTTCAACGAATCACGCCAGCCTACCCATCAATTCTATACGCGAAGTAAGCCAGGCCCCCGATTTGGCTCTGGTGGAATCGGAACCATCTTAAATGACTGAGAGCCATAAGCCCCTTCATCATTTTTATAGTTAAATGTAAAAACAACCTCAGAATGCTCATCAAGACTGCTTAAATACAGATGAAAATTTACCGCTACCCCATGGAGAAGTGAAGAAAAATAAGCATGAGGAAGCCTGTATGCTGCATTGTCAACAGAGATACTTAAATCAGTAATTTTGTTTCCAGCATTAGTTATGCTACCAACAAAAAGATACTCATCATTTTGCAAATAGCCGTAGACCTCCCTAAATGCAAAAATCGGCTCCAATGCCGCGAGTCGACGGTCGCGTTCTATCCTGATCTGTTCTAACTCGGCTGAAACTTGCTCTCTTGCCACCGACACCATTTCCTTTTGTTGCTCTACCGAGTTCTGCAATTCCACCGCCTGAAGTTGCAAAGCATCTGAACTCAACTTTAGTTCCCTACCTTGCTGCAGAAATCCGAGCACCAACCATAGGAAAGCTATAGGACCAAATACACCCGCTAGGAAGTCTCCTAATTCATTAAGCTTAAGATCTTGAAATTCTTGAAACTTAAATCCCACGGTTACTGAAATTAATAGCAAATAAACAACAGTACCTATGCCACCCCACAACTCCAGCTTTTTTCCCATACCCAACTCCTAAGTCCAACTTCATGCCGAGTCGGACACAAATACTCCACTTCAACGAATCACGCCAGCCGGCAAAGCCGCCTTCTCACCCATCAAATGCGGGAACGTCTGCAGCGGCATTGGCGCTGCGAGCATGGCTCGGCATCGACTGGGCACCTGAACCGCCTGGCTCACCGCGATAAGCTACCATTTCGCTATTGCACGAAATTGCTCGGCAGGTGAGCATTCATCACCCGGTGAATGCCCCGTCCACAAGGAAGTCACTTTGAAATTACCTACCGTCAAAAAAGAAAAGCTTGAACGCGCGCTAAAACTGTTCGACGAGAAGTTTCGGCACAGGCCAAAGTGGAAGGACTGGATGGACAATCAAGCTCAACGCTATGCGATTAGCGCGAACAACCAACTTTACCCCCCGAAGAAGATCGTTTCTCTGGCTACAGGCACTCCGGTAGGTGACTTCTCTGGTGGAAAGCCTACAAACGGATACCTGGAGCGTCACGGGTTCATGATCGTTGACCTTCCACGAACATCTGAGCCAGAACTTCGGTTTGTGATTGGCCAGGTTTACGACAGGCAAACAGAAATACATAAGTTATTTGGTGGCAGCCACCGGAACGGAATCTCAGCATCAGCACGGTCTCCGGCGATCTTTATTTTCACTGGGAACTCAGGCGAACAGTATGGGTATACGGACACGCGTGATGAAAATGGGGTTTTTGCCTACACGGGTGAAGGCCAAACCGGCGATATGACACTCACCAATGGAAACCTTGCGATTCTCGAACACGCCGTAAAAGGTAAGGCTCTTCACCTATTCGAGTCGTTAGGAAAAAGCCAGGGTCAACGCTATCTGGGAGAGTTTTATTGCGCGAATCATGAGTGGGGCCGTGGGCCAGACAAGAAAGGGAATGATCGAAAAGTAGTCATTTTTAACTTGTTTCCTATGGGGCTAGAAATCGACCTTCAATACATCGCTGATGATGAGGAGGATGATGATGATTTGGATCCGAGCATGACGCTGGCCGAGGCAAGGCGACTAGCTCTAGCTGCTGCAAAAGCTGGTGCAAGCGCAGGCAAGGGATCCGCTCTTAGGACAGTTTATCGTCGTAGTAAACGCATAGCGGACTATGTGTTGAAAAGGGCACTCGGAAAATGCGAGAGCTGCAACGAGGACGCACCATTCAAAAAGAAAAATGGTTCACCTTATCTCGAACCCCACCACATCAATCGACTTTCCGATGGAGGCCTGGATCACCCTCGATACATTGGGGCGATTTGCCCAACTTGCCATCGTGAAATTCACCATGGCGAGAACGGCCATAAAAAGAACGAAAAGCTTAAAGCTCACATCTTTAGCATCGAACCACAGTCGTAATCTACATATGAGAGCAATTGCATTAATAGTTGCTCTCACCTATTCCGCGGCAAGCCAGCAAGCGATTGCCCTGACGGCCCGCGCTACAGGGCGATCGGGAACAGCAAGGCGGTCACTGTCGTGCGCTGGGTCGGGATGCGGATTCTGCGGCAGCTCGACGGTCTGGGTTGATCAGTCCCACAGATTGTTTTGCGCCTCAATAAGCGGTTGCAATGTTCCACGTTCCCTCTGACTCCGGAGCCAGTCCTTGCTCCTGGGTACGTTGAAAACTCGAACGTTGTTACGCATCAATTGAAGCGCAGTTCCAGAGATGCGATACCAGCCGCAGCCCGCACAATCCACCAGCCGGCCTTCTTGAACATCAGGGATATCCGTCGCTGGCTCATCACAAACAAAGCATCGCATAACTCACCTCCATTATTGTTCGCTGAACTGTAGCTGATCCCTTACCACCCTCCCCCCGGGCATGCCCCGGCGAAAGACGGATCAGGTCCGGCTGATCGGCAACAGCGTCTGTCCCGATGAAGCGGAAGCCCTGGTCAGGGCCAATGCCGTCGACGTCATCGAGCTTTACCAACGACTGGCCGCTTAAAGAGGCGGGATCAGGGCGCCCTGTAAGGAATGTTGGATTTAACTACTTTTATTTGGCGACTGTTACCCCATCCCTGCTTCAAGCCCTCGTGTTCTATATTTGAAACAAATGCCTTCATCGCAGTATAGGCGAGGTCTTGGTCGCGCATAGGCCCAATGTGAATTGCTTTAATACATTCAAATGCAAATTTAACAGTAGTATATGGAATCAATAAGCTTCCCCGCTGGCGAAATTTTAAATCCGAGCTTGGTATCGATAAGTCAATGGCACATCGAACCTCATGCTCTTCATAAAAATTTTTATCTTTGAATGTAGACGCGGTTCTCACGAGAGTAGATAGGTGAATCAAGGAATCTTCTTGGATTTCATCGCCAAATTCCTTAAAGTCTCGTGCGAGTCCTTGCACCGACTGACTGACATCTTCAGCAGCTATTTTAATCTTTAACTCTCGATCATACACACAGTCAAAAAGTTCAACATCTCCCAAAAGTAGATCACTATCAAACTCTATCGCATAAGACCCATAAGCTCTCCATTGACTAAGCTGGTCGACCGACTCACTGAACGAACAGACAAACGTAGGTTGATTATCAATCCAATCTGACATATGACTATCGAATGCAAAACTCAACTCATTTATAGCTTGAAGAATAAACGAATCGCCGCTCTCCGCACCCTTCTTCAACTCTGAAAGGGCGTCAAGTATAAACACTACGCCATCATTTAATTCCTGAGAATCGTTTAAAAACCGTATGTCGGTCAGCCAAAATTCTCGATTCTCTAGAATAGATTTCACAGCGCCAACGTCTGTGTAATGAAAAAGACTGTCCGCCATTTTGTCGCCCCCATTATTAATGGATATCGACTATACCGACGAGGTCCCCCCATGCCCACAGAAAACCAATCCAACTCAGTCACCACGCCGCGTCAGGGCATGGAGTACTGGGACAAAATCTGCTCACTCAAGCACTACGGCTTACTGCACTCGCCCGACGGCAAGCGCGTAGTTAAGGCCAAGGACATCGGCAATTGAATCGACAAGTACGAAGCACAGCAAATCGTTGATCAGGCACAGGACAACATCAATCAGTTTCGCAGCGAGCGTGACGCCTTGCAGCAGCACCTGAACGCAGCGGATCAGCGACTTGATGACCGCGAGGGCACGTGCGAGTGGAGCCAAGAGGACGACTCCGGAATCTGGAACAGCGACTGCGGTGTGGCCTGGTCCTTTCATGAGGACGGACCGACAGAGAACGGCATGCAATTCTGCCACTCCTGTGGGAAGACGCTGGTTGTCGAGGCCGCTGACGCAGATCCCGAAAAGGATGACGACTGGCACATGAACCCATGTACGCAAGGTCACCGAGATGTCGGCGCGTCCGGCGGCGTAGCGAGCTGCTACCAGTGCGACGAAAAGATAGTTGCCGACACCACGCAGGAAGCCTTCGAGCGCTGGAACGCAACTCACGCCCAGCACTAATTCCCTCCCCCTTCAAAGTCAGTGGCGATAGCGGCAAATACTCGACGTCAGGGATAGGGTACAAAATCTCCTAACCACTCTCGGGCAATCGGGACCGCGTACTCAAGCAGTTCAAGCGGAACATTCTCAGCGAACAGGGTCACCTCAAAACGAAGCGTTTCGTCGTTTCGAAAGATTTCAAACAACGGGCCGTTGTTATCTCTCCAGCATTCCATCGCAAGGCCATCGTGACCTTCGACAACGCTTGAAGCACAGCAAAACCAGTATTCAACTCCGTGTACGACCATCCCCCACCTCCATTTTTTTATGGCGGCAACGATACCTCTCCCTGATGTGGATTTGATAGCCGCTATAGCGGCAAGGACGAAGTCATGCCTGAAGAAATTGCCGCGTCCTTGCGAGAGCGGATCATCGAGTACATGCGAAAGAACGAGAAATGTGTCCGCGGCTGGTTTCCCATCTGGTGGTTCAAGTTTCACGTCTCCGGCGCCCACGACACCCCCGAGATTCGCCGGGAACTGGAGAGGATGAAACGTGATGGGTTTGTCGAGGCCGATCACAGCCAGAGCAACAACACCAAATGGAAGCTGACCGAAAAATCCAGCGAGATGACCCCAAGGCCATCCCAATAGCAGCGCCGCTCTACATGCTCTGGCTCATATACAAGGGGCCGCGGCGGTAAGGGTTCACCTCACCAGTCACTTCAGGAGGGGAGCTGTGCAACGCAACTGGCGAGGTGAACCAATAAACCGTAGCTCACCTTCAAAGCGTGCCTCACGCCCTTCATCAGAATTCCAAACACCCACCCTCTGCCGCCACGCGCGGCATGGAGCATCCAATGAAAAAAGAACTGATCAAGATCAGCGAGTTTCAGCGCCGGCGCTGGGGCGAAAACGGAACCCCGCAATGCCCCCAGGCAATTCGCAACCACATCCGCAACGGCATAGTCCCCGGCGAGCAGATCGGGAAACTCTGGTACGTTGACTGGACCGCATTCACCCGCTCGGACGGCAACGACCTGGTGGCGATGGTATTGAAAGGAGCTGCATGATGGCACCACGGCCGCGCAACACTGCGAACAAGAGCCTTCCGCAGAACCTGTACTTCGATGCGCGGCGCTCGACTTATCGCTACCGCCGGCCAACCGACGGCAAGTGGTTTCAGTTCGGTACCGACCGCATCAAGGCAATCGACGCCGCGAAGCAGTTGAATCTGGAGTTCATGCGTGGAGCCGACCTGGTCGGTGCTGTGATGAACACCTCTACCGAATCGTTTGCCGGATTCCTGGATACCTACGAACGCGACGTGCTGCCTCCCCGCGAGCTGGCCAAGGGCACGCTCAATCTGTACGCGGTGCACTTTCGGCGCTTCCGTAAGCAATTCGAAGGGAAAGCAGTCGATCAGATTACGATCCGCATGATCGCGGAGATGCTGGACGTACTCACCCCGCGCACCGCGAACCAATGCCGGGCCCTACTGATCGACATCTTCAACCATGCAGCGGCCAAGGGCCTGTGCCCGGACAACCCGGCAGCCAGCACCATCAACCGGATCGAAAAGAAACAACGGAAGCGCCATACCGTCGAAGGCTTGATAGCCATCCGGGAGAAATCACCAGCCTGGTTACAGAATGCGATCGACCTCGCCCTGATCACTGCCCAGCGCCGAACGGACATTCTGGACATGCGGTTCGACGGAGTTCGGGAGGGGTTTCTGTACTTGGTGCAGAAGAAGACGGCCAAGGCCAGTGACGCGGCGTGGATTCGCTTTCGAGTGACGCCCGAGCTACAGGCTGTAATCAGCCGCTGCCGTGACGACACCGCGTCGCCATACTTGGTGCATCGAAAGCCTGATCGCCGGAAACAGAAGCAGGCGCAGACTAAGGACCACTGGACGAAGGTTGAGGAAAGGTATTTGACGCGAGCATTCAAAGAAGCCAGGGAGGCAGCGAATTGCTACGCAGGATGGAAGGAGGAAGAGATGCCAGGCTTCCACGAAGTGCGAGCGCTGTCGCTGCACCTGTACAAGAAAGCCGGAAAGGATGGGCAGAAGATCGCAGGCCATGCGAGCGAAGGCATGACCAAAAACTATCAGCGGGACCACGAGGAAATCATCTGGACCGAGGCAATTCCGGACCTGAATATCAGCGAAATCACTGGGTAG